CTTTACAAGGCAATGCAGTACGATTCGCTTACGGCCAACAAGCCACGGCCAGTCGTAAACAACGGTCCAAGAAGTGCACCTGCTGGTTCTTCTGCAACAGCTCCGAAAGGCCAAACCGATGTTACCAGTGCGAAACAACGTCTCGCCAAAACCGGGAAAGTGGCGGATGCCGCAATCCTATTCGAAGGATTCTTTGACAGCTAAGGTGACTTAAAATGGCTATTGCAACGAATACGCTTACACGCTACGACGGCTATCGTGCCGTCCGCGAAGACCTCGCAAATGTGATCTACAACATCTCTCCCGTCGATGTGCCTTTCATGAGCAACATTGGTCGTGAGAACGTCAAGAACACATACTTTGAGTGGCAGACAGACGCCCTTGCCGCTGCTTCTACAACGAACGCCCAGCTCGAAGGCGACGACGTTCAGGGTACAGCGGATGCGCGTACACCCACCAACCGCGTTGGTAACTACACACAGATCAGCCGCAAGGTGATCGAGACTTCTGGCACTTTGGAAGCCGTCGATAAGGCTGGTATGCGTTCTTACCTCGCTTACGAACTTGCCAAGGCTGCTTCTGAATTGAAGCGCGACATGGAAGCTACTCTGACTTCCAACAGCGTCGCCGTCGCTGGCAACAACACCACTGCCCGCAAGACCGCTGGTCTGGGTGGCTGGCTCATCACCAACTCTGACAACGGTGCAACTGGCGTTGACCCGATCATGTCGTCTGGTGCTGGTAACTTTGACGGTTATCCTGCAACAGCCGCAGTTGACGGTACAGCCCGTGCGTTCACTGAAGCCCTGCTCAAGACCAACATTCAGGAAGTCTGGGCACAGGGTGGTGACCCCAAGGTTCTCATGGTTGGCCCCTTCAACAAGGGCGTCGTTTCCGGTTTCACCGGCATTGCGACACGCTTCCGTGACGTTCCCGCTGGTCAGCAGGCTGAAATCATCGGCGCTGCCGATGTGTACGTCAGCGACTTCGGCACTGTGAACGTGGTTCCGAACCGCTTCCAGCCTGAAAAGAACGCTTACGTACTCGACCCTGAGTACGCCAGTGTTGCCTACTTGCGTAACTTCCGCACCGAAGTTCTCGCAAAGACTGGTGACGCTGAGAAGCGCATGATTATCGTGGAATACGGCCTGAAGGTTCGTACCCAGAAGGCTCACGGCGTCATCCGCGACCTCACCACATCGTAATCACTTCGGGGGCGGCGAAAGTCGCCCCCAAACTCATTGATTGTGGACTTATGAAGAAGCTCTTAGATACTGATCCGATTACCGGCATACGTCATATGTTTGAATATGACGAAACTACGGATCAAGCAACGATCACTGCTGAACAAGATGTTTCAAGCATGATCGAATCCAATAAGCGCGTATATAATGACGCAAATGGAAAATACGGAGATTGGACACGAGTGGCGTCCATCCCAATGGTCATTTACATGGACCTAAAGAAAAAAGGCATTTTGGACGACCAAGTTGCTTTGAAAAGATGGTTGAATGACCCCGACAACAAATATTTCCGCACAAAACCGGGAACAGTTTAATGGCAATTGCGACATATTCCGACCTGCAATCTGCTACGGCTGATTGGCTGAACCGGCAAGACCTGACGGCGGTAATTCCGACGTTCATTACGCTTGCTGAAGCCAAATTCAACCGCGAATTGCGCACACGGGATATGCTTACTCGTTCAGAAGCGATCAGCTCAAACGAGTTTGTTGCGATGCCGACCGATTTCCTTGAGGCTTACGACCTTGAACTGAATATGACCAACCTTTCGTCACAGCAAAGGCTGGTTTACATCGGTCCCGATGAAGCAAAAATCCTTAAAGCCAACAAAATTCACAATCTGCCGCGTTATTTTACAATAATCGACGGTGCGTTTGAGATTTTGCCTGCTCCGGGCGGTAACACTGACCTGCTTTTGACTTATTACGCCAAAATCCCATCGCTTTCCAGCACGCAGACAACAAACTGGCTGCTCACCAAGTCGCCGGATTTGTATTTGTACAGCACTTTGCTTGAAGCCGTGCCATATCTCAAAGATGATTCGCGTGTGGCTCTTTGGGCTGCTGCTCGTCAGCAAGTTATCGACGCAATGTCGATTGAAAGCGAACGCGCAATGCGTCAAACTATCCAACTCACTGCTCGTAGGAGAGGATTCTACTAATGGCTTTCTCATCCTATCTAGACAATCAGCTTATCAATCACGTTCTTGGCAGCGGTACTTACACAAAACCGTCCAGCCTTTACGTGGCTTTGTTTGTCGGCGATCCTGCTGGCAGCGGAACTGAAGTTTCCACTTCTGGCACTGCGTATTCACGCCAATCTGCGGCTTTTACCGTTGCCTCTAACGCAGCATCAAACACCGCAAACCTTGAATGGTCCGCCGCGACAAGTTCATGGGGCACAATCACTCACGTTGCTATTTACGACGCAGCGACTTCAGGAAATCAACTTGTGACTGCGGCGCTGGCTAATTCGAAAACGGTTAATACCGGCGACATTATCCGCGTCAATGCTGGCAATTTGACTGTGACACTAACCTAAAGGAATCTTAAATGTCCGTAGTTTACTCAACGACCCTTAAAACAAACCGTATGCAGTTGGTGGCGGATTTGATTGCCAGCAAGACCGCTGCATCTTCAACTGGCACGGCTACAGCCGGTTCGCTGGTGATTGGCACATCTGCGCTTTCTGGTGCAACGGGCGTGCTGGCAACTGTAACACTCAGTGCTACACCCGGCACAGTCTCAAGCGGTGTGTTCACACTGTCCGGCGTGCCGTTGTCGGCAACAGCCTCGGCCACAGGCACTGCTGCGCTGGCTGAGTTCCGAAACAATGCCGGAACGGTAATTGTTAGCGGATTGACTGTGGGGACTAGCGGCACAGACATTATCATCAACGCCACTGCCATTTCTTCTGGTCAGACGGTGCAGGTGACAGCGGGAACCATCACCCACGGGTAATAAATAATGGCGGCTTCAAACGGCCAATACGGAAAAGGTGGGTACGGTTACGGTGGTTATGGTGTAACCACCTTTACCGTTAGCGTCGCCGCGACCGAAGCCGCAGATACCGCTGCTGTCACAATTCTGGCCGCTGCCACAATCAATTTGACTGCGACTGAGACAACGGACACGGCTTCAGTTACCGCAGGAATTACGGCAAACGCCGCGCTTTCCGCGACTGAAGCAACGGATATAGCATCGTTAACTGTTGCTGAAATTGCATTTTTGTCTTTGGCTGTAACTGAAGCCAAAGACACCGCTGCTGTTACAACTAGCTCGATAACCACGGTTAATTTGGCCGCAACCGAAGCCGCAGATACCGCTGTGGTTACGACCAGCGCAACCACTTCTGCTTTATTAGCCACTGTTGAGCCCCAAGACACTGTTTTGGTCGCAGCGGGAATCACGGCGTCGGCCAGTCTCTCAGCGACTGAAGCCAAAGACACCGCTTCGGTCACGGTTGTTGAAATTGCGTCTTTGTCGCTTGCTGCGACCGAAGCCGCAGATACGGCGTCGCTTTCGGTTAGTTCAGTAACCGCGTTAGCTTTAGCCGCGACTGAGGCAACGGACACCGCGTCAATTGCAACAAAGGCCATAACGCTCGTTTCGGCCAGTACGACATCCACATCGGCGGCGACGGCGACTGGTAACATGGTCAGTGTTGCGAGAGCTTCGACAAATGTGGTATCGTCAGCGACTTCAAGAGCAAGTTTACTTCGTAATGCCAGCGCGTCAACCGTTTCGGTTTCATCTGTTTCGGCTACAGCTCGCTACCTTTGGGAACCAGAACCAGCAAACGTAGGGTCTTGGACCCCACTAACAAATGGTTCAGGTTCATGGACTGTTTTACCGCTGCAAAGCTCGACTTGGCAAAAGGCTGCTTAAATGGCTGATACATTTACCACCAATCTAAATATGACCAAACCCGAAGTCGGTGCATCCACCGACACATGGGGTACTAAGCTCAACACGGACCTTGATACGCTTGACGGCATTTTCAAGTCAGACGGCACGGGAACGTCAGTTGGCTTGAACGTCGGTTCGGGCAAAACTTTGGCAGTTGCGGGCACAGTCTCCGGCGCGGGGTTTAGCACATAC